GCATGGTGCTTGGCATTCAGCCACCGCTAGTTTTTGAGCGAGCTTTTAACGACCGTTACGGCGAAATGGTTTACGATACGGCGCTAAAATGGAACGGCGGCGACAAGCATGATTACGTTAAACTTGAGAATCTTTGCTTGGCGTTCGATGTTGAATCACCAAAACAGGGCATGAAGGGCAGCGATGTTTACCGATACTGGCAAGCTGGGCGCATTGAAGAGATTGCAGAGTATTGCCGAGGCGATGTCGAAGCCACCCATGCCGTTTATAAAAAAATGACTATGAAGTTTTACCCGCATGAAAACCGCTAGACCTTATCAGAGAGCCGCGCTTAATTCTTTGTGGCAATGGATAAATGAGAAGGAAACGCACCCACTGGTTATAGCGCCAGTGGGTAGCGGTAAATCCCTCATGATTGCCGAGTTTATCAGGGGCTATAACAGCGTCCACCCTCACACGCGCATAGTCGTCATGGCGCACGACAAGCGATTGCTTGAACAAAATATGGCGGAGCTTTTAGAGCAAGACCCGTTGGCAGATGCGGGTTTTTACTGTGCTGGCTTGAATCAAAAGCGGATTAATAACGACACGACTTTTGCCAGCATTCAATCCATCCACGATAAAGCATCTTTGATGCACAAGCGCCCGCCGTCATTCATATTAATTGATGAGGCGCATCTTGTTAATCCGGTAAAAGATACGCGCTACCGCTCATTCATTGATGACTGCGAGGCAATGAATCCTAATTGTATTACCATCGGCTTTACTGGCTCGCCCTTCCGCAGTGATAGCGGCTACCTATATACGGGAAACCCGCGCCTATTTGACGGCGTGGCCTATGAAATAGCGATTAGCTTTATGATTGATGAGGGTTATTTATGCCGCCCCACACTTCCGCCAGTGACTACAGTGATGAATACCGAGGGCGTTGGCACAAGAGGTGGCGACTTTATCGACAAACAACTAGATGATGCGGTTAATACAGATGCGCTTAACCGCGATTGTGTTCGTGAGATTATCGAAAAAGGCGTTACCCGTAAACGCGGGCTAATTTTTACCGTGACTACCGACCATTGCGACAACGTGGTTGAAGAGTTCAGGAGGCAAGGAGAGCACGCGGAAGGAATCCATAGCAAGATGGCGAAGGGCGAAGTAAAGCGCATCATTGAGGACTATAAGGCCGGAAAAATTAAATACCTTGTGAACGTCGCTATGCTAACCACTGGCTTTAACTGCCCAGAGATTGACTTGCTGGCCTATATGCGCCCGACGCGCTCGCCCGTTTTATATATTCAATGCACAGGCCGTGGATTGCGTACGGTTTATGCCGATGGATACGACTTAGAAACCACAGCAGGACGGCTTGCGGCCATCGCTAATAGCGAGAAACCCGATTGCATGATTCTTGACTTCGGAGGCGTGGTGGAGGCTCTAGGGCCTATTGATGACGTAGATATTAGCTCTATTAAAGACAACAAGCCGAAGGGTGCCAGCGCGGAAGAGGAGGAGGTGGACGAATTAGATATGAAGATCTGCCCTAAATGCGAAGCACCAGCCACTAAAAAACAGCGATTATGCTATGAATGCGCTCACGAGTTTTACGAAGAGGAGGGGCTTGCTCTTGTCCGTGGCGCAGAAACAAAGGCCGCTATTTTAGCAGCCGACCGTGTACCGGAAGAGTTCAATGTCTGGGGAATGGCAACCTCTTTTCATCGCAAGAAAACCCCAGAGGGTGAACCGCCCGCGTTACCCGTGATGAAGGTGGCCTACGAAACGGGAGCGGGTTACATTTATGAATGGGTGTGCTTTGAACACATGGGTAAGGCGCGAAACAACGCTATCAGATGGCACAAGGAGCACTTACCCGCCTTCCCTAATATGGTTCCCAAAACCGTAAACGAAGCGCTTGAAAACCAATGCCCGGAAAAGGCAAACCAGCGCAACCGTTATGTAAGGCCGAATAAAATTAGCGCCGTGAAGGCTGGGAAATTTTGGAACGTGCTTAGCAAGGTGATGCCAACGCTTGACGAGATCAATGTGATGGTTGCAGACGAGGAAGCGAAAGAAAAAGAAATTGAAGCCCAGCAATCCGCTGGTTGGATAGACGAACTAATCGACTTTTAGCATACCGCTATCGCGTAGGGCGTGAATAAAGCTATCTTTATCGAATACGGTATAGCGCTTTATGCCCTTGCGATCAGCGGTTACGGCAAAGTCTTTCTGCGCTTTACTCATTTTACCGATAGCGCCCTTCATCGTTTTCGCGTCCTTCAATTCCATAAGGCAATGGCAGGACGATGATAAAACAAGCCAATCGGGAGCGCCAGCAACACAGCCAGCGGCTTCTTTCTTCTGCCAGATATGAAACCCCTTACCCGCTTCCGCCAAAAACTCATTCGGAACCGTGTAATGCATGGTGTTGATTGCTTCGATTTCATTAAGCCGATCAAGCCACATCTTAATTTTTTGAGAGAGTAATTCTTCCGGCTTTATATGCATTAAGTTATATTGCAAAAATCATTGGGAGTGACGACACCGCCAGTGCAATCGCTGACCGCTTGAAAGGTTTTATTGTTGAGCGGCTTGCTTCGACCTCGCGCCCAATGCCCCACAGCTTCCGGTGTTATCTTCACGCCATGCGCGGCTAGATTAATAGCGAAAGCCTTGTAGCTTAAATTCTCTTTAGCGAGATACTCTTTTATAGTCATGTTCATAGCCCCATAATACAAGCCCACGCTCAGGTAGTCAAATATAAACTAACAATCTGTTATTCTTATTGACGCGCTACTAACGGCCTGTTAGTGTAATTGAATAGAGAATTAATCAATGGAGAATAAAATGTATATTTCTATGTATGATGTAAAAAATATAAAAGTAGATTCAATAGAAAGGCTTAAGGGTTCCAGCTCTTTTGTTTCAAAGATTACAATAGAAGGCGATGACGGCGTAGAATTAGAGATAAAGCTTTTTAGCGATAACAAGCAAAACCTAGAAATTAAAACAGGAGAATGAAATGACTTACATAGCATGGATAACGACTATCGACCAAGGAGGGGATCAGGAGTTTGACGCTTATTCTTGCGACACGCGACAGCAAGCGCTTGATATAATCAAACAGAGATCGCAAAATTATCTAGGGAAATCCTCGATAGAACACCCAAACGGAAACATGGAAAGAGTAAAGTAATGAAACACGAATTAATATTTTCAGTTCTAATGACGATAATAGTTATGGCGGGGACCCTTGCGTTTAACGTGGCTTATCATGCCACCACGCCGTCATCGCATGATGAAATTAAACTGCGATGCGAGCAAACGCCATCGCATGATAAGTCAACAATCACCTTGCTTGAATGCAATAAGATATAGCGCTTGATTAAAAACTAACAACTAGCATATAATAAAACATCATAACCGGAAGAATTAGAATGAAAACTACGTTAGACCAATTACCAAAACTTTGGCAGATCACAGGCGCAGAGTTTGAAGATATTAAAGCCGAGAAGGCGCAATTCACAGCGAAGGCGAAAGCTATTCGAGAGCATGGGCAAAAAAAGATTGAAGAGGCAGCCAAGATGTTTCGCCTCAATGTTTTCAATGTTGTCGGGCTTGACCCTAGCTTAACGGAAGAGGCGGTGACACTTCACCTTTCGGATGATTACGCTGATGATGGGCTGATTATTGTTAAGGTTTTCCCAGCGAAAGAAGAAGCCACCGAATAATGACGGTCGTTAATTTCCATATTAAACCACAAGGCGAGGTGCTCGAGGCGTATTATAACGACCGAGCGCCTTGCTCTTTTATTATGGGGCCGCTTGGCTCAGGAAAAACTACCACCAGTTGCCAACGCCTTTTTAAATTAATGTGCCAGCAGCTACCCAACAGAGAAGGCGTGCGACCCACCCGCTGGTACGCAGTGCGTAACACATACCCCGACTTAATGACCACCACTATTAAAGATTGGCTTGAGCTTGTCGGTGATATTGGAAAATTCACAGGAGGCGGGTTCGAGCCTCCAACGTGGCGCGGGACGTTTTCACTCCCTAATGACGGAACCACAGTAAAGGCGGAGGTTGTATTCATCGCGCTTGATCGCCCCGACGCTGTGAAGAAATTGCGTGGCTCGCAGGTTACAGGCTTTTGGCTGAATGAAACCAAGGAGCTAGACAAGGCCGTCGTTGATATGGCTGATGCGCGTCACGGGCGCTACCCTTCTATGGCAGCGGGCGGCGTTATCGCTACATGGCATGGGATGTTTGGCGATACTAACGCACCCGACGAGGATAGCTGGTATTACAAGCAAGCCGAGGAGGTGAAGCCCGATGGCTGGAATTTCCACCGTCAGCCCGGCGGCGTAAACATCAAGAAGGTGAACGGCAAGGATTCGTTTTCTGTAAACCTCGCGGCAGAGAATATCGACAACCTGCCAGACAAATATTATCAGCGCCTCATTCAGGGTAAGGCCGACGATTGGGTGCGTATCAACCTTGCTAATGAATACGGCTTTGTTGTATCAGGCCGCCCCGTCATGCCGGAATACATCGACTCATTCCATTGCCGCCCGTGCGCCTATGATCCCAACCTTGTGCTTAATATCGGCATGGATTTTGGACTAACGCCAGCCGCCACGTTTACACAGCGTAGCCCGATGGGGCAGGTTAGAGTGATTGCCGAATTAGTCGCAACCCGATTGGGAGCGAAGAATTTTGCGCGAGAAATTAAAGCGCTTATATCTCTAAACGGATGGAGTAACGCTAGAATGGGGAGTATTACAGGCGATCCCGCTGGAAACCAAGGCCAGCAATCAGACGAGACTATGACCGTCTTTAAGATGATGGCAAGCGAAGGTATTATCGCCCTTCCCGCTCACTCAAATATATTCGCCACACGGCGTGAGACAGTCGCAGACCAGCTAACAAAAGTTATTGATGCCGAGCCAGCGCTTATTATCGACCCGTCATGTAAGACGCTGCGCAAGGGCATGGCGGGTGGATACTGTTATCGTCGCATTCAGGTAGTCGGCAGCGAGCGCTACCAAGACAAGCCAGATAAAACACCAAGCAGCCATGTTTGCGAGGCGCTTCAATATGATTTAATGGGGCAAGGCATTAGCCGTGAAACCATTTTACAGCCACAGCACACGCTAGAAATGATGGCGAACCGCCCCCGCGTGGCCGTTACAGAGTTTAATCCTTTCTAGCCCCCGCCTCATTTGCCATTTACATTTTGCGGATGTAGAATAGAGCAAAGCACATTAGAGGATTTTGTTATGGGCGGCCCTAAAGCACAGAAGCTACCACCACCGATTGAAGCACCAACGGTTGATGAGGCACAAGTAGCCACCCAAGACGCAGACCGATTGCGTAAGCGCAAAGGCAGATCAGCAAATATTTTGACGGGAGCGGGTGGAGATACTGCCCTAACCACAGGCAACACCAAACTATTGGGCGGGGCTTAACATGGCTTTACTATACGTTAAAGAATACGAAACACTTGGCAACGATAATAAGAGCGCGGCTCAGGTTCCAATGGAGCCGGGCGTTGCGGAGCAAACCCCTGTTACCTTTACGACTGCCACTCAATCAGCGGCGCTGAATGATGCAACGAAAATCGTAATGCTGCAATCAGATGCCGATTGCCATATTCTTTTTTCCGTAAACCCCACCGCAACCGTTAATCACGAAAAGCTAATCGCTGGGATTAAATATTATCGCGGCGTTCCAAAGGCGAGCGGATTCAAAGTATCAGTTATTGCAGCGACGTAGCCATTCATGGATAATACCGCAAAAGATGTAGTAAAAATGCACGGAGTTATGAAGTCCGAACGTGTGAACTTCGACTCCTTATATCAAGAGATTGCCGAGCGGGTAATGCCAGAATATGGCGGGTTTAATGGCGAGGTTCTACGCGACCAGAGGCCAGATCGTACACTGGTATTCGACAGCACAGCCCCCAGCGCGTTGGATAAATTAGCGAGTGCGCTTGATGATATGCTCACCCCTCGCAACTCGCGATGGCACGGGCTGGAAACCAACGATAAAAAGATAAACGAGGATCGCGGTTTTCGCCTATGGGCTGACGAGGTGCTTGATATTATTTTCGCAGAGCGCTACTCGCCACGCAGTAACTTCGCGAGCCAGATTCACGAATGCTACAAAGGGCTTGGCGGCTTCGGCACTGCCTCACTTTTCGTTGATGATTCCATGGGCGGCGTTATTCGCTACCGTGCTGAGCATTTAGCGGGTGTGTGGATTCGTGAAAATGGGCATGGCGTTATTGATTACGGACACCGCGAGATTAAACTTGATGCAGAGCAAGCCGCAGATCGGTTTGGCGAGGATGTTTTGCCGCCGGAGATTCTAAAGGCGCGTAAGGATTCCCCCGCAAAGAAATTTGATTTCATCCACGCGATTAAACCGAATAGAGACTACGACCCAGAAAGCCGACGCAACGACCGGATGAAATATTCATCTATTTATGTTTCCGTTACTGGCATGAAGACGGTTCAAGAGGGCGGCTACCGCACCTTCCGTATGCCGACAAGCCGCTACACCACAATGCCGCGCCAGCTTTACGGCAGTAGCCCAGCCATCCGCGTTTTGCCAGATATTAAAACCCTTAATGAGATGGAAAAAACCATCTTAATGCAGGGGCAGAAATCGGTTAATCCGGTATTAGTCGCGGCGAAAGACGTTCTCTTATCTCAGTTTTCTATGGTACCGGGTGCAATCAATTACGGCGGCATGGACGAGCGCGGGCAACAGCTAATACGCGAGATGCCAACGGGCGCAAACTTCCCGCTAGGGCTTGAGCTTTCAGACCGCCGTCGCGAAATTATTAACGACGCCTTTCTTGTAAATTTATTCCAAATTTTAGTGGATACCCCAACAATGACGGCTACCGAAGTGCTAGAGCGCACCAAGGAAAAGGGAATGCTTCTAGCTCCTACGGGCGGGCGTCAGCAGTCGGAACTACTTGGCGGCATTATTGAGTGCGAGCTTGATATTTTGGAGCAGCAGGGCAAGCTACCGCCTAAGCCTCAAATCCTTTTGGATTCAGGTGCCGAGGTTTCAGTTCTCTACACCTCACCACTTAACCGCGCCCAACGTGCGGGCGAAGGATTAGCTATCCAACGCACACTTGAAAGCGTCACCCCCTTGGCGCAGATAGACCCATCAGTTTTAGATCCATATAATCTGCCAAAAATCAGCCGAGAGCTAGCAGATATTCATGGCATGAAACCGAGCCTAATGTTCTCAGAGGAAGAGATGGCAGAAAAAGACGAACAAAAAGCACAAGCCGCGCAAGCCGAGCAACTACTGAATGCAGCGCCAGTAGTAGCTGATTCCGCTAGATCATTTGCCGAAACTCAGGCATTGGCTCAGTCACCTTCTAACCAAGCGTTGCCAAATATTATTCCACAATGAACCGAGATTTTTTCTTAGATATTATCAAGCGCAAGAAGCGCGCCTATAATGCGTGTTTCCATTTAACCGGAAGCGGCGAGCAGCTATCGCAAAGCGGCGTTATAGTGCTTTCTGATATTGTGGAATTTTGCAAGCCATACGCAAGCACCCATGTTTCTGGTCGTGATGGCATGATTGACCCTATCGCTGCGGCAGTAAGGGAGGGGCAACGAAGCGTTTACCTCCATTTATTGAAGCAGCTACATCTTGATGATTCAGAGATCATTAAAGCAACCCAACAACTAGAAAAAGGAGAATTGGGATATGAGTGAAGCAGCGCAACTACTAGCAGGAGGAGGGGCAGCAACCCCACCGCCAGCAACAGATACACCAACACCGCCACCAGCAGCAGAAGGTGCAGCAGTGCCACCAGCTACACCATCAGCAGATGCACCGTGGTATGGTTCTATTGAAGACGCAGAGCTAAAAGGCTACGCAGAAAATAAAGGGTTCAAAGACCCAGCAGCAGCGCTCAATTCTATGCGGAATTTGGAAAAGCTGAACGGCGGCGATAAAGTCGCTATGCCGAAAGACGGCGAAGATAAAGAAGCGTGGAACAAGGTTTACGATAAGTTAGGCCGCCCAGCCACACCAGCCGATTACCAGCTACCAACCGCCGAGGGTGATGACGGCGTTTTTGCGGGCGAGGCTGGTAAGTGGATGCATGAAGCAGGTTTAAACACCACTCAGGCGCGGGCATTGGCTGAAAAATGGAATGCACACGCGGCAGGCTTGCAAGGTGAGTCTGAAACCGAGCGTGCTATTTCCTCCGAAAAAGAAATTGCGGATTTAAAAAAGGAATGGGGCAGTAATTACTCAGCGAACCTTGAGATTTCAGAGCGTGTAACGCGGGAGTTCGATATTCCACGCGGTGATATTGACTCCGTACTTGGCGGTAATGAAGCCGCGCTCGCCCGTATCCTCAAAAAAGTTGGCGATGGAATGCTTGAGTCAAAGTATGTTGAGGGTGATGGAAACCTTAGCTTTACGCAGACAGCAGCAGGCGCACAGGCAGAGATTACATCTTTGCGATCAGACAAAGACTTTATGGCTAAATACCAAAAAGGCGATCCAATGGCAAAACATAAGATGGATTCGCTTTACAAGAAGACTACTAAAGTATAAGCTAGGATTGTCTACTATATTGTTTGGTTCTTTCGAGATCAAGGTCGCCCTCTTATCCGTGGGGCGGCCTTTTTCTTTAGCCCCCGCGCGCCTTGCGTATTCAATCTACTAGGATATACTGTAAATTAATCGGATAAGGCTACGCGCCCCCGTGATACTAAAACCGGATAAGGCTTTTGCCCCCACCCCTTTTAAAATCACGGCCCCGATTCGGATAAGCCTCAAACTATTAAATATTATTAATTAAAGTAAATGAGGTTTACAAATGACTGAATCATTGGTTCCAGCACACGACCGAGTACAGTACTCTGATAACGTGTCACAACTCCTACAAGACAAGGGCGGCAAACTTGTCGGCGGCGTCATGGTGGATATGCACAAAGGTAAGCAAGCAAGCGTTGTCGATCAATACGGCATTGTTGAAATGAAGGCTAAAAACGGCCAGCGCTTCACGCCTATCGAATTTTCTGATATTCCACACACTCGCCGTTGGGTAGTCCCGCAAGAGTATGACCTAGCCATCCCTGTTGATGACTTCGACAAACTCCGTACGATTTCCGATCCAACAAATACCTATGTTGAATTAGGCCGCAAGGCTATTGCCCGTAAAGAAGATGCTATCATCTTTGCTGCATTCTTCAGCACTGCAAAAGTTGGTGAAATGGGTGGCGACACTGAAACCTTCAACACTACATCCTACCGCATCGCGGCTGGCGTTGGTGGCGGCGGCTCTGATGTTGGCTTGAATGTTGCTAAAATTAAAGCAGCAATCACGATTTTCCTAGAAGCAGAAGTTGATTTCGATGATGAGTCGAACCAGCGCTTCATGGCAATCACGCCAGCGGAAAACGAGCAGCTGCTTGATGAAGTTCAAGTTGTTAATTCGGATTATCGTGGCGAGAAGCCTGTTCTTGATGGCGATGGCCGCGTCCGTTCTTACTTGGGCGTTAATTTCATCGTGTTCGCATCTACCACATTCGTTAAAAACGGAATGGTAGTAGGTGCAAATCGCACTCTCCCTTGTTGGGTGAAGTCCGGTATGCATTTAGGGCGCTTCGATCCAGCAGGCCACGGCCCAATGAGTGTCGATATTTCGCAACGTAAAGACTTAAAAGGCCATCCGTATCAGATTTACTTTGATATGGCAGGCGGGGCGACTCGCTTGGAAGCTGGCAAAGTCATTCAAATCCTATCTAAAATCTAAGGGAGATTAGACCATGACTGTTAATAACTTGAAATCGGCACCGCTAACTAATGCGGATGCACGCCCGATTGCACCATCCTACCCTTTTGAAGCCAACGGCGTTGTGCGCTCTAGCACGGGCCATATTGCAAAGGTTGCAGGAGATACGAACGGCTCTACTTTCCGTTTTGTGCGCCTACCTTCTAACGCTCGCCTTATCGGACGGACGCTAGAGAATGACGCTTTATCTGGTTCGACTGATTGCGATATCGGGCTTTACAATGTTGACGGCGGGGCAGTGGTTGACGCTGACTTGCTGGAAGACGGCCTTGCGCTCACAAGCGCAGGATCAGCTTTCGCACCCTTTGGCGTTACGGCACCAGAGAATGCGGCTAAGCGCCTTTGGGAATTGGCGGGTGAAACCGTTGATCCGGGTGGCGAGTATGATGTTGTTCTCACTGGTACCACTATCGGTACTGCTGCGGGTGACATTCGCCTAGAAGTTCTTTGGACTATCTAGCCCAATAGAGCAGGAGTATGGGGAAGGGTTTAGCGCGCTGCTACCTTCCCCACTTCTTAATGCAGCGCAACCAAAGAGGTAAATATTATGGCTACCGCATTTTACGGCATTAACATTGGCGAAACCACTGTTACGCAAGACACGTCCACCACATCAAAAGATATTGAGCTGGCAGTCGATGACGCCAACTCACCTAATAAGCTTGATATATTTCTAGCCCTAAAGGAAATCGCCCACGCTGCTGAGCATAAAGCCTAATGGCCTCGCAGGTAGATATTTGCAACCTAGCGCTTACCAGCCTTGGCGCGGCACCTATTATCAGCATCGACGATGATAGTGAGCCAGCGTCATTGCTGCGGCTTATCTACGATCTGACGCTTGAAAACGAGCTACGCATAAACACATGGCGCTTTTCCATTAAACGCACCACGCTGCCCGCCCTAGCGACTGCGCCCGCATACGGATATAGCAAGCAATACGCCTTGCCTTCCGATTACTTGCGAGCCATTCAGGTGGGTGAGCATTACGTTTGCGAGAACCTGCGAAATTATGTTACCGATAAGTCAACCTTCTACACGTTAGAGGGAAACCTTATTTTAACCGATGAGGCGGCACCGTTAAAATTTCGCTACATCACAAACGGATTGACTCCCGATGAGTATGATTCAGCATTCGTTATGGTGATAGCCGCAAGGCTTGCCGCCATGCTTGCCGAGCCGATCACTCAAAGTAATTCAAAAAAAGCCGCTGCAAAACAAGAATACAAAGACGCGCTAATGGCCGCCCTTGGTTCTGGGTTGGTCGAAGTACCAGCAGAGGCGCAACAACATGATAGCTGGATTCTAGCGAGGATTTAATAAAATGGTTAAAGCATCTCCGAGCCTTTCATCTTTTAACGCGGGCGAGCTTAGCCCCCTTTTAGATGGCCGTTCAACAGGCGGTTTCGAGGCGACCTATAAATCAGGGTGCCGTGTATCTGAAAATTTCATTCCATTAGTTCAAGGCCCCGCTATGCGACGTGGTGGAACTAAGTTTATAAAAGAAGTGAAGAATAGCGCGCACCGTACATGGTTGCTGCGATTTATCTTTTCAGCAAGCCAAGCCTTCACCCTAGAATTTGGCGATGAATACATCCGTTTTTATGCGAATCGCGGAACGGTGCTTGACGGCGGCGGCTCTGATTATGAGATTGCAAGCCCCTATGCAATAGCTGACCTCACAAACAGTGACGGAACGTGCGCGATAAAATTTAAACAATCAGGCGATGTTATTTATTTGGTTTGCGATGGCTACCCTCCACAAGTTTTGCGACGCTTTGGAAATTCAAATTGGACTATTACGCCATACGCCTCTTCAAATGGGCCATTCAAAAAGCAGAATATCGACGAAACAATCACAGTGACAGGGCTGACTTACGCGGCGACAGTTTCAGGCGCGGCGAATAATGGAAGCGGATTGATCCGCTTAACCGTAAACACCACGGCAGATTATGTCACAGGTGATTATGTAAGGGTTGCGCTGGTTGCTGGAACCGCAGAGGCTAATGGCCGCTGGATGATAACAGTAATTAATGCAACCACCGTTGATTTAGTCGGTAGTGTTTTTTCTAATAGCTACACATCAGGCGGCGAGGTTCGCACCCGTAGCGAAAAAGGCAACACAATCACCCTAACGTCGAGCGCCGATTTATTCCAAGCTGGCCTTGTTGGCAGCCTTATTCAGCTAGAGCAAAGCGCCCTTACTGATATTCGCCCCTGGGAGGTTGGTAAGCCCGTTAACGTAACCGAGCTGCGCCGTAGCGACACAAAAACCTATGAGGCTGTAAGCACAGGATTAGCGGGCGCGAGTCGCCCTATCCATACCGAGGGCGCACGCTATGACGGAAGCGACGACCCAGACACGGGCGGAGCAGTCGAGGGCGTGAATTGGCTTTACAATGATGCGGGTAGTGGCAACGTAGAGATTACCGAATACATAAGCACCACCCAAGTTAAGGGTATTATCCGCGAAAACTTACCGTATGAGCTGACGCTTAATCAAGGCACCTTCCGCTGGGCTTTGCAGTCATGGAGCGAAGTGGAGGGATGGCCTACATCCGTCACGATTTTCCGCGAGCGGCTTTGCTTCGGCCTTGGGTTTAACACTTATTTATCTGTATCAGGTGACTTCGAGAATATGGCGGGCAAATCGTTTGGCGAATTATTGCCAGATAGCGCGATGATCGTTCCAGCCCTCAATGATGAAACGAATCAAATCCAATGGCTTCACCCAGCCAGTGAAGGGTTGCTTGTCGGCACAGGTGGTGGCGAGAGCATTATTCGCGCCACATCATCAGGCGAGCCACTGGCACCGGACAACGTAGAGAGTAAGCCGCAGACGGGTTACGGTAGCCGAGCGATCAGCCCTATCACCGTGGGTAGCCGTATTCTATTTGTGCAGCGTAGCGGGCGCAAGGTTTACGATAATGGTTTCTCCGTTTCATCAGATCGCTATGATGGAAACGATCAGACTATTAGAGCCGAGCATATAACGCAAACGGGCTTGATTGATATGGTGTATCAGCAAGACCCATACAGCCTTATTTGGACGGTTCGCAATGACGGCAAGCTAGTTTGCTTCACCCTCAATGCAGGCGAGAGTGTAGCAGCTTGGCATAGGCACCCTATCGGCGGCAACGGGTTTGTTGAGAGCGTTCAGTCGATACCCTCGCCAGATAATGAGCGTGATGATTTATGGCTGATTGTTAAGCGCACGATCAATGGCGTGGAAAAGCGCTATATCGAGGTTATGATGCCAGAGATAGAAGACGGCGAAGATGTCGTGAATGCCTTTTATGTCGATAGCGGTCTGACCTATGACGGCGTGGCAACTTCCACCATTAGCGGGTTGAACCACCTTGAGGGCGAGGAAGTGCAAGTTCTTATCGACGGTAGCGCTCACCCTAACCGCACCGTTTCAAGCGGCTCTATTTCCTTGCAACGTGAGGGTAGTAAAATTCATGTTGGGCTTGCGTATAGAAGCCGATTATCACCAATGCGATTAGAGGCTGGCTCAAGAGATGGCACGGCCCAAGGGAAAACAAAGCGCAGCAGTAAGATCACATTCCGCTTTCATAATACCGTTGGCGCGAAGGTCGGGCATTTGCTGGATAAATTGCGAGAGATGCCGTTTAGGGGTTCAGGGCTTGCTATGGATTCCCCTATCCCTTTATTTTCAGGCGATAAGCGTGTAGAGTGGGGAGGTGGTTACGACTCCGACGGTTTTATCGAGGTTGTTCAAGACGCGCCCCTTCCGATGACGTTGGTGGCAATCTACCCACAGGTAACAACGCAAGATAGTAGGTAGGCCGTGGAAATTATCAAGCTCAAGAGAGAGCATTTATCTAATCTCTCATTGCAGGATATGCAGACGCAAATGGCACCGCTACTCAGCGACCCCGCTTATGGCGAAGGGCTGGAAATCCAACCGCTATCTTTCACGGCTATTGAAGGCGACAAGGTTTATGCGTGCGGCGGGCTTATTGAAGAGTGGAACGGCGTAGCGCGGGCGTGGATGCTAATTACCGGAAAGATGGATGGAAAGTTCATGGCTGTGCATAGCGCGGTAAAAAAAGGCATTATATCTAATACACAGTTTCACCGAATAGAAATGAGTGTTATTAAAGGACATACAGAGGGTTGCCGTTGGGCTGACCTTTTAGGCTTTCGCTGCGAGGGCTTGGCTTTAAAATATTCACCAGATGGCACGGACTGCTATCGTTACGCGAGGGTTACATAATGACCGGAATCGAGATAGCGCTAATAGCCGCAACCGTAGCCGGCGCAGGGGTTAGCGCCGTTGGCGCAATCCAACAGGGTAACGCGGCAGAAGCATCAGCAAAATTTAACGCAGACCTACAAACGCGCGAGGCGGAGCAGCGATCAAAAGAGGCTGGGCTTGCCGAGGAAACGCAACGCAGAGCGAACCGACAGTTGCTGGGGCGACAACGTGCCGAGATTGCTGAAAGCGGCGTGGGGTTTGGCGAAATGGGGACAAGTCTAATCGAAGATAGCGCGAAATTTGCCGAGCTTGACGCTTTGAATATTAGATACCAAGGTGAAACGCAGCGATCAGGTTTGCTCGCAGGGGCTAATATAACGCGCCTAGAGGGCAAGAACGCTAAGAAAGCCAGCCGATTCGCGGCGGGTTCAACATTACTTTCAGGAGCGGCTAAGGCTGGTGGGCAAGCTAATTCCGCCGGACTATTCAGCGGAGGAGAATAAAATGGTTCAACGTATCACACAGCAGACCAATCCACGCGGGGCGGCACCCTCTACGCGCTTCGCTAATGCAGAGACATTCGGCAGCGGCAGAGGCTTGATCGCAGCGGGCGAGTTTATCGGCAACGCAGCAGATACCGCTTTTCGTAAAGCCGAGGCTGATGCATCCGTAAACGCGGCACGCATAGCCAGTGACTCCGAAATCCAGCTTGACCTAGATCAACAGGAATTTGCGCGCACAGCACCAGCGGGCGGGGCAGGTATTACCGCAGCCGCAACCGAGCGTTTTGACCAATACACCGAGAAGCAAAAAGAGAGCCTTGCGAACGGCTTTGAGCGAGAGCGTTACGAAAAATGGCGTATAGGCGCACGAGCTGGCTATATCAAGAAAGCCAGATCATTAGAGGTTCAAGAGGGTACGCGCAACACCGTGGCAAACCTTGAGGACACAGCGCAAAATTACGGCAAGATGTTTCAAAACTACGACCTACAAGATGTAGTGACTAGAGCGCCCGCGCAGATCGCGCAGATGCGCCAAGCGATTGCTGATAGCCCATTGTCACCAGCAGGCAAAGCGGCGGCTGACGAGAAGCTGACGCGCACCTTGACCGATGCGGCTATGGATCAGCAAATCCGTTTAGCCCCAGAGGATTTAGGCGCAGTCGTAAGCGAGCAGATTGACGGCACCCCCGACGGGTTAGCCGAGCTTGTTCTTCATAATGAAGATCGAAGCGAAAACGGAACGCTGGTCGAAAATGACGGAGGGAGCGGAAGCCCTGCATTATTTGGGATTAACCGCAGATCATTCCCCGCCGAATTTGATGAAGTGAAAGCGCTGCATGATGCGGGCAAGTTTGAAGAAGCCCGTAACAAGGCAAAGGCGTTTTACAAAACGGAGATTATCGCCAAAAACGGCATTGATAAAATGGATCCAGATGTCGCGGTTGTCGTGGCTGATGGAGTCACGAACCACCGCTTCGGAATACAGCGCCAGCTAGTCGAGGCCGCACAGGCGGGAGCCACAGCCGACGAGCTTATTGATATACGTCAAAAGGAATATGATAGACTTGTCGCGATGGATCCCGAAAAACACGGCCCTAGCTACAATGGATGGATGAACCGCCTTGAACACGTCAAAGGCGTTATCGCGGGCGGCGGCGGCACAGTCACCGGAAACGCAATTTTTGACATGGGAACGATTGACCAACAAAAGAATTGGTTAAACAAGATCGAGTCCGAAAAAAGCCGGAAGCAGGTTAAGTACAAGGCCGAGCTTAAAAACACGATTAACGACAATCTCTCAATGGTTCAAGCGGGCGTGACTGATGCCAAGTTAAGTGAGAGAGATTTTCAGAAAGCCTATGGAGATATTGCCCCGCTCAAGTGGAACGAGTACCAGCAGAATTACATATTTAACTCAACCACTGGCACGATCAAGGGAATGACTCCCGCGCAGATCAATGGACTTATTACCAATGCGAAGCCTAAAGCGGGCGAGGGGTTCGCGAATAGGCAGAAGAACTACGAAACAATGGTATCCTCTGCCCAAAATGAGCTTAAAACGCGCATTGATGACCCGATGGCTTTTGCCCAGCGCGAGGGGTTAGCTAGTGGCGACCCCGTTAATTTCTCTGACTTAGACAATATTGGTGAAGCTCTTACGGCGCGTAACGTATCCGCTTTATCTGTTAATGAGGCGTACGGGCTACCTTATGCACCACTCACTAAAGGCGAAGTTAAGAGCCTCACCGCTGGCCTTCCTAGTATGAGGCCAGAGCAAGAGCTTTCTTTGATTAACTCCATGCACTCCTCTTTCGGCAATAACTCCGTTAAGGTATTCGAGCAAATAGGCGAAGAGGATGCAATTTTCGCGCATATTGGCGGCCTAACTTCGGTGGGTGGAAGCTCGAAAACCGCGCTGGATGTATTGCGTGGGCGGCGTTATGTTGCTGAAAACCCGAAGGCAGTTGACACTAAAGGGATCGACGCGGCGTTTCGCGATAAAATGGGCAACGCTTACCAAGCGAACCCAGAGGCGGGCGAGTCTGTTAGAAAATCAGCGGCGGCGCTTTATTATGTTCGCGCCATGCAAAAAGGGAAATCAGAGGCGTTTGATGATCGCGCCTATAACGAAGCCGTGGACGAGGTGCTGGGCAATAAGTCCGATTCGATATTAGAATATAACGATAATAATATCGTTGTTCCTGTGGGGGTTTACGCCAATGAGTTTGAAGATTGGTTAGATGATATGGATGACAACGCGCTTAAGCAATATAGCGCAAACGGAAAGCCGCCAATGACAGCTAGTGGCCGCGCTGTAAGTGCTAAAACCATCAAGCAAGCCGAACTTATAACAGTGGGGAATGGTGAATATCTTGTAAAGTTTCCTGATGGGTTGCTGAAAGCAGGTGATGAACCTTATAGGATTAAATACCAGTAATGTTTGTAGGCACTCAAAATATAAGTTATGCGGGTTACGATTACAGCGAAAACCCCGAAACGACAGGGTTCGGTGAAAACTTTTCAGCGGCATTAGATAATGAGCGTTATGTTGATAGCCTTCGCGGTTATGACGTTAAGCTTGCCGAGTATGAGCGTGAGAATATCAGTAAAGCTAAGGAGCTTTATGGCATAGATATTAAGAAACCTCGCCCTGTAGTATCATCTATTCTGGCAGGGAATGCAGACCCCAAGGCTTATGAAAAACAAATGCGCCGTTACCAGCAACAGCTTGCCGATTTAAACGGACAATACCCCGAAATCCAAACACAAGAGCAGATAAAGCAACGAGTGCAGCAAGAAGGCGCGGAGATTGAGCGCGAGGCTGGAAGCGTTGGTGAACGCTCAACCTTTATGGGTAGCGTAGGGGGATTTATTGGGGCAATGGTGGGGAGCTTAGACCCTAAAACGAACCCTTTAAACTTCGCAACATTGCCACTTGGCGGCGGCGGCAAAACTTTTGCTATGCGCGTAGGTTCGGAAGCGGGTGTAGGAATAGGCGTTGAGACGATTAACCAAGTGACGGGCGTGTCGCAAAACCGTCAAAACCTTGGGCTTGAGACAACTAGCAGTCAAATGCTCACCAACATTCTAGCGGCAGGTGCGGGCGCGGGTGTATTGCGTGGCGGCGCTGAAGTGGCTGGTAAGGGCGTGCGCAAGCTATATCAGAAATATGGCAATAAGATGGAGCAAGTGCCAGCCAGCAAGTTGCTTGATGACTTTAAGGGCGATGGCAGCACGACAGATAATAGCGTGGAATTTGCATTGCAGCGCGAGGCAATGGAAGAACCTATCACGCAGAACGTATCACCCGCCGTTGCGCGTGAAATAGATGTGAAACTAGCGGAAGTGGAAAGTGCATTTACGCAAGGCCGCGCCATTGATGATGACATTTTCCCGCCTATCAGCGCGAGTGCTGCGAAGGTTGAATTTGACAGCATTGCAGACACGTTTGATTTGGATAATGTAAGGGCTGATGAATATTTTAACTCTATCGGCGGCAAGGCAGAACAGAAATTTACGGCGGCAGATATTGAGCAGCTAACGGGGCGAGTCGCTAAAACCATCCGAGAAGCCTTTAATGAAGTGCGTAAAATTTCAGCAAGTGCTAACGCTAAGAAACCCACTAAGGCACAAGATCTTTTAATTGCAGAAGAATTACACACAAAGGGCTACTTTCCCGAAAAAGCTACGCCACAAGAAGTTACAAAAGCCGACATTGAATCCGCGCTGAAACAAGAAGCAGAACAAGGCCAAACCCGATTTGCGCAAGCTGATGTAGATGATGCATTGAGTGCGCGAAACGGCATGGAAGCACGCATGAACATTCGCAATCCTGAAAATATAACGGCGCAGCGGCAAGCTAATATAGATTATGAAGCCAGCGAATTAGCAGGACTAGAACGCCAGCTAAATGAGATGGAAATGACGGGCGAAAAGCAGTCTATTCAAATAGAGCGCGGCGATAATGTTGTGGAAAATGTGCTATTCTCTAAACTTCGTAAAGAACTTAATGATGAAACTAGCTTGATTAAAGCGATGAAAGTGTGTGCAATATGAGTGCGTTTATTGACTGCTTAACCCGTAACCTTGGCGATAGCTTGCCGCAAAGCAAAAAAGCGATATTAGCTCGCTATGATAAGATGGTTGATGCTATGCGCAAAGAGGGCGCTGATGATTTGACCGCGCAAGGTATGGCCGAGAAAGCACTTATTGAGGAGGCGGAGTTTCAGCTACAGTCTAAAATGAAAATTGTGATTAAGAGCGCGGAAAAGCAAAAACAACTCTTTGACGCAATCGAAAACTACCGCAATGCCAGTGGCAAGAAAGACCCCGCCGAGGCGTTGATGCGCATGATAGAAAACCCTAACAACCAGTATAAGGGCGCAAGCTTCTTTTCGCGTGAAGATACGGTAAAGGGGCAGCTATTCTCAAACATGACAGACTTCACGCGCAAATACAGCACCACGTTTGGCAAGATGGTAGATGATCCCGCAAAGCGTAAAGCGAATGAGTTAGCGGAGATAGTTTCAGAGCTTCACGGGATTAAGACAGGCAACCGTGGTGCGGAATCAATGGCGGCTGGTATTGCCGACACTTTCGAGCAAGCAAGGTTGCGTGCCAATAAGGCAGGCGCGAACATACCGAAGCGCGAGAATTTTGGATTGCCGCATAACCATAATAAAGTGGCCATTAAAAAGATGGGCGAGCAAGCATGGATTAAGCTCATTGAGCCGAAAATTGACTGGGCGAAAATGAAGGATTTTGAAACGGGTGGTAGAATTTTAGATAAAGATGCGTTTCTAGCCGACTCATATAAAACCATTATCACTAACGGCACTGTAAAACTGACACCGGGCGAATTTAAAGGCAAGGGCGCAATGGCAACCCGTATGCACCAACAGCGCGTGTTTGAGTTTACCAACGATAAAGACTGGCTTGATTATCACAAGGCGGCAGGTGAAGGCACGGTGTTTGATTTAATCGTGAACCACGTTAGCCAAATGAGCCGTGACATTGCCATGATGGAGGTATTCGGCCCTAATCCTACTGCCATGAAAACAGCCCTAGAAGATAAGGCTAAAAAAATTGCAGCAGATATTGACATTGGCACGGAAGGCAAGAAAAGCAAGGCGGGTGTTAAAGCGCAAAAGCGCGTGGATAAGTTTTCAGCCATGTGGCATATTATGACAGGCGCAAATGGCATTATTGAGGGCGATGCGATTGGTGAGTTTCCATCATCGGTGCGTAGTATTATGAGCGCAAACTTTCTTGGGGCCACTGCTTTACTTGCTGCACCAACTGATGGCATGACATCACGCCTAGCTAGGCTTAACAGTGGACTACCATTAATGGGTATGACGAGGAAATACTTGAAGCAGCTTAACCCGCTAAGCTCAAAAGACAGGGAGCTAGCGGAACGGATGGGGATTGTAAACGAGCTGGCAATTAATAGCACTATGGCAACCGAGCGCATATTTGGCGAAATGAGCGGCCATGAGTTTGCGCAGCAATATACCGACACAATGATGCGGATTAATGGGCTATCGGTTCACACACAGGCAGCGCGTAACGTGCATGGCATTGAGTGGGTGAACCATTTGACCACCAAGGCGCAAACGAACTTTAACGAGCTTGACGGCGCGTTTAAAAAGACGCTGGATAATTACGGTATAGATGAAAGCGACTGGAAGTTTATGCAAAAACAGCCGAAGCAAGATATTAAAGGCGGCCAGTTTATTGTGCCAAACGCCATGCGCGGCACTGACAAGGGCGATTTGGTTTCTGATAAGCTCATGGATATGATTAACACAGAGATACAATTTGCCGTGCCTTCTGCATCACTTGAGGCATCAGCCACTTTTATAGGAACGAGCAAGCCCGGTACTTATTATGGGGAGCTATTGCGAAGCGGCGCGCAGTTTAAAAACTTCCCCGCAACTATGTATTTCCTATTTGGGCGTAAGGCTATGATGCAGACCACGCTAAAAGGCCGCATAGGGGTGGCAGCGTCGTTTGTTGTGCCTATGGCAATGGCTGGGGCGTTAGCAACGCAGGTGCGCGAAATGGCCAAAGGGCGCGACCCTATGAACATGGATGCTACATCACAGGATGGTTTGAAGTTTTGGGGCAAGGCATTGTTGGCGTCGGGTGGGTTGGGTATTTTTGGTGACTTCCTGTTTTCAAACCTTAATTCATATGGTGGCGGGTTAGGCCAAACTTTATCGGGGCCAACAGCGGGGCTTGCAACTGATACGCTTGACTTAACTTTTGGTAATATAAAACAGGCGGTGCAAGGGGATGATACTGGTGTTGCAATGGAAATAGCTGATTACTCTTATCGCTATCTTGCTCCAAAGCCTTTCTTTTTAAGGCTTGCTATAGAGCGCATTGTGGTTGATGAGCTGCAAAAGCAGATAGACCCCAAGGCGCACGCTAAGTTTCGGCGCAGGCAAAAAATGTTTAAACGCGATTACGGTCAAGAGTACTGGTGGAAGCCCGGCGATACTAAGCCCGATAGATTGCCAGAATATACGCAATAACCACCCGATCATTTGCAATTAAGGCGGCGGGGCGGTATGATGGGCGATAGCAGCGTTAACTTCTTTTTGAGGTGGCTTTATTGTGACTGTTTCTTCTAATCCTTTTCCAATCCGTTATTCAGGCGATGACACCAGCACGGTGTTCAATGTTAATGCGTATTTTCTAGCGGAACTTAGCGGCGATCCTCACCTATCCGTCATTGTGCGGGCAGCAGATGGCACGGAAGCAGTAAAGACTTATAACACTGATTACACAGTCACGGGCGCTAATGACCCGACAGGCGGCGCGATTACATTCACCACGGCACCTATCACAGGTGAGACCGTTGTTATCAATCGCAGCGTTCCAAGCACACAAGAAACCGATTACATCGCGTACAATGACTTTCCAGCCGAAAGCCACGAACGGGCGCTTGATAAGCTGACCATGCACGATCAAGAGCGTGCGACAGAGGTTGACCGCGCCCTATTGCTTGGGGCCACTGATGTTGACGGCAGCGGAGCGTTTGAAGCACGCGGTAATAAAATCGAAATGCTTGGCGATCCTATAGAGGCTACAGACGCTACCAATAAACAATATGTTGACGCAGCTATTATAGCTGGTGGTGGCGGTGGTGGCGGTGGTGGTGGTGTTTCAGACCATGGATTGCTAACTGGGCTGTCAGATGACGACCATTCAATTTATCATACAGATGCACGCGGCGATGTTAGATATAACACAAAGGCAGAGATTACATCAGCGCTAGGCGGTAAAGCGGATACAGCACACACACACACAGCCAGCGAAGTGACGGACTTTTCCGAAG